GGGCGTAGGGGTCTCCTTTGATGGCCAGCTCAATGTTCAGAGGCATCACTGCGTCAGCACGGTCGAGCACCACGCCATATTGCAGAGCGACGCACCGACAGAGCTGTAGCACCTCGCGTTCAAACGGGGGGGGCTCCATGGTGTCTTCACGCCGCATCGCGCATCCCCTCGCCCTGCCCGGCCGGCGCCGCGTTGGCTGTCACGTCGATCAGCGGCCGGCCCTGCGGGTGCCAGGGCCACGCGGGGTCGGGCACGCGCACCCAGCGCATATCGGGGCGCAGGCTCTCGCAGGGCAAGCGGCCCTCGGTGGCCCGCTCGATGGCGGGGCAGCGGTCGGACGGCGTTGGGCGGCGGCCGGTCAGGCACTGATACAGGTACTGCTCGTGCATGCCCACCGCCGCCGCCACGGCTACGCGCTCTTTGGCAGTCAGGGATGTCATGCGCATGATCCTAACGAATCGCTAGACGACAGTCAATCGAAACGCACTGGCACGCACTAACAAAATGCTAGACCATGCCCCGATGAATGATCCGATAGTTGAATCGTTGCGGCGCCTCGTGGCCCAGCATGGCGGCGCAGTCGCTGTGGCCGACAAGATTGGTGTCAACGATCAAACGATCTACCAAATACTCAAGGGCATAAAGCTGCCATCGGGCCGACCCAAGGGCGTTGGGCCTGCGCTGCGCGCCAAACTTGACGAGCATTACCCAGGCTGGCTCGACACCGCCATCACCGGCACATCCCACGTCACGCTGGGCGCGATCCAGCAGGTCGCCGAGGGCAGCGTGCACTACGCCGTTTCTCCATCGCTCGCCCAGGCGTTGCCGGTGGTGCTGGACGCCATCGCCGCCCTCACGCCCACGGGCTGGAGCATGGTGCGCGGCGGCCTGGACGGCCTGCCCGGCCACCCCGAGATGCGCGACGACGTGCTGGGGCCGCTGCTCGCCGCGCTGGAGGCCGAGCCCATGCGCCGCAAACAAGGCAACGGCAGATGAATGGGCCGCGGGTCTACTTGTGGCCGCACGCGCCAGCCGCGTCACTCCCCCCGAAGGTGGAAAAGCGCCGCGCCAGCGTGGAGTCCATCACGCGCGAGTGGGGTCTGTTTCCAGGGTAACTGAAGGTCCGTGACGCAGCAGCCACGAGTAACATGCCCCCGCTGGAAACAAAGCAAGGGAGAAACAAATGAAGAATACTTTGCCGCTGGCGGTCTTTATGGTCGCCTTGATGGGCTGCGCATCAAATGCACGTGTCGAGACCTTTGACCCTTTGCCATTCGATGAGGCTGAATATGCAGCCCTGGCAAAGAGCGGAACTGGAATCGTCAGAGGCCAGGTATTTGCGACCACCGTTGGTGGCGACGTAAAGAAGGGTGCAGGCAACAACGTTGTCATGTTCCCGGCGACCTCGTACGGGGACCTTCGATATCGAGAGCAGGTGCTCGGCAACAAGTTGCTCTCGACGCCAGAAGACCCTCGCTACCGGGAATACGTCCGGCTCAAAGTTACCGACGGCGACGGACGGTTTGAGTTCACCAATGTGCCGCCCGGGCGTTACTACGTGTTGAGCAACGTGTCATGGACCGTCGTTCAGCCCAACCGCTACGGGCCCATAGAACTGCCGCAAGGCGGGAAGGTGGTCCGTAAGGTCGAGGTCAAAAACGGCGAGATCACGGAAGCCATCCTTAATTTCTAGCGATTGCCGGCGGCCCGGCACCTCCCAGCGCAGCAGGTTGGGTCAGCCCGTCAACGCCCCCACCGGCACGCCCAGCGCGGCCGCCAGCTTGGCCAACGTGGCCACGGTGCCGGTGCGCTTGCCCCCCTCGATCTGGCTGACATAGGGCTTGCTCACGCCCGCCGCGTCAGCCAAGGCCTGCACGGTCAGGCCCTTGTGCTCGCGCCAGGCCTTGAGGGCGCTGGCGCCACCGGCCATGGCATGGGCCACGGCGGCGGGGTAGCGCACGCCATCATCAGCGGCCACTGCCCGGTCGTAGGCCGCCACGTCCTCGGCATCTTCCACCGCTTCGCGCACCAGCTCCCACAGGGCCGCCGGCAGCACGTAGAACGCGGGCTTGCCGTCTTTCTCGATCACTTGCACGGTGCTGCTCATCAGTACACCCCTCCGCGCGCGCCGATCTCCAGCACACGCACCACCAAACGCCCGGCCTCGATGTCGTAGATGACACGCCAGTCACCCACGCGCAGCCGGTAGCCCGGGCGGCCCACCAGCTTCTTGACGTTTTGCGCTTCGGTGGGCGCCACCGCCAACGCTTGCACCTTGGACTGAATCAGCTCGCGCGTGTTGCGCGGCATCCTGGCCAGCGCCTTCACGGCATCGCGGGTGTATTCAATCGAGTGCATGGGCGAATGTTAGCTCATTGCTAACAATCTAGCAACCTAGCGGACGAGTCGGCAACATCAAAAAATCTAACGTTTTGCTTGACGAATAGACAAACGTTTCGCTAGAGTTCGTCCATCGCCCCACGACAAGCCGCATCCGCGGCGGGGCACGGAGGACGGGATGCACACACGACACATCAGCGCCGAGCACGTGCTGCTCGCCCTGGTGGCACGCAAGGTCACTGACGCCCGCTGGGCGGCCATGAGCAACGGCGCATCGACCGCGCCGTGCGCCAGGCGCAGCGCCCCCAGCTACCGACTGCCCCACGGCCCGCTGATGGTGCCGATGGATCGCGGCAACATCTTCCGCGCCATCGACCGCGTGCGCTGCCACGGCCGTGATGAGTTGAAGCGCACCTTCGGCCTTGGCATTCGTGCCCTGCGGGCTGAAACGCAGAGCTTCATCCTGCGGAGGCCGGCATGACCGCCTCAACCCACGACGCCATCACCGTGCCGGGCGGCCTGGATGACTGCCCTGCAGTCCGCCAGCACCTGGCAGAGCAACGCATCGAATTCCGCGCCTCCATGGCTCGCATGGCCCAGGCGCTGCACCCTGATGACACCGTGCCGGCGGGCCTGGAATTGCCGCCGCATCGGCCCCAGCTGGGCATCGACCTGCTGCACCGCCACCCCTACGTGGCCGGGCTGTTGCTGGGCGCGCTGTGCGGCGCCATTGCGGCAGGGTGGCTGTGATGGTGGTGCTGCGCCTGTACCGGTTCTACCGTCGCGGCGGGTTGCCGCGCCGCCATGCCCTGCGACGCGCGGTGCGGCTTGTGTGGCACGACCTGGTCAACCCGGTGCTGCCGCGATGAGCCACCACGTCATTCGCGGCACGTTGGCCCGCTGTGCCACACCCTACGTCACACCCACCGGGCACTGGCTGGTGCGGCTGGAGCTGCGCCAGGGTGATGAGCGCACCCGCATCGTCGCGCTGCGCGACTACGGCCCGGGAGATGCCGCCGCCATTGCCGCCCACAGCGCCGCCCACCACCTGCGCGCTGGCCAGGACGTGCGCGTCTACGGCCAGCACCTGCGCAGCCAGCCTTGTGAGGTGATCCTGCTGCGCGGGGTCGAATCCATCGAGGCCTTGCATACCGAGGACACCCCCGCATGACATTCATCGTCACCTCAGACGGCGCGGAGGTGTGCCTGCGCTACCCGCGCACTGGCCAGCTCACGGCCCGCACCATCGCTCACAGCCTGAGCCAGATCAACCGCTTCACCGGCCACGCCAGCCGGCCCTACAGCGTGGCCGAGCACAGCCTGCTGGTGTGCGACATCGTGGAGCGTGTGCTGCACCTCGATGTGCATGCCCAGCTGGCCGCCCTCATGCATGACGCCCACGAATGCGTGGCAGGCGACATGCATACCCCCGGCAAGCGCGAGGTGCAGGGCTGGGACGAGTGGGAATACCGCTGGACCTGGCGCGTGCGCAGCGAGTACGCCCTGTTGTCGGTGTTTGCCAAGCACGGCAGCGACATCCGGCATGCCGACCGGCTGGCCCTGGCCATTGAGCGCCGCGACCTCATGCCCAGCAGCCCCACGCCGTGGGAGGTGCTCACCGGCATCGAGCCCATTGGCTGGATGCAGCTCAACACACCGGAGCGCGAGGCCATGACCTGGCGCGAATGGGCCGCCGCCTGGCATGACCGCTATGAGGCGCTGGATTTCGCCCGCAACGAGGCCCTGTTTGGCGGCGAGCCAGACAGCGGGTTCACGCTGTGAGCCAGCGCCGCAAGCCAGGCCGGGCGCCCATGCCGCACATGGCCGAGCGCAACCCCGTGGCCAAGGCCATCGCCGTGCGCCGCATGCAATCGGTGCTGACGGACCAGCAGATCGAGCTGCATGTCACGCCTGACGGAGCTGATGCCACCTCGCTGCTGGCCCACCTGGGCTGGCAGCTGGGGCTGGCCGCGCAGACCGCCGTGTTTGCGCTGGGCACTGACAGCGCCACCACCCGCCGCTTGCACGGCGCGCTGCGCACTGCGCATGACCTGTGCCTGCGCGGCTACCTGTGGCAGGCCGCATTGGCGCCGGCACTCGACCAGGCCATGTCCGAGGCGCACGAGGTTCTGCTGGCCTACCCCGACACCGCACAGCACTTTATCGGCGCTGCTGACCATCTGGCCGCCCTCATCCGTGCCCACCGCGTGCAGCGCGACTCCATCGTCGGTGCAGAGCTGTACCAGCAGCCTGCGCTGGCCCACACCGCATCACAACCCGACCAGGCCGCAGCCTGACCGCACCATGCTCAACCACCCTACCAACAAGATCATTGCCCATCTTCAGGGCGGTGTGCCCAACCTCACCCGTGAGGCCGTCTGCGCGCTGACGGGCGTGAAAGACCGCCAGCTCGACAGCGTGCTGGCGGATGCCCTGGAGCTGGGTGCCCTGCTGCGTCGTCGGGTCGACGGGCAGATCGTGTTTTTGCTGCCCGAAGCCGTGCCGGAAAACACCCTGTGCCGGGCCAGCATCCCAGCGCCGGCAGAGGCCTTGCAGCCCACTGCGCTGGGTGCACGCATTGCTGCCAAGCTGGACGACATTCCCGCCCAGGCGGCACCGGTGGCCGCCGCGCTGGACAAGCTGACGGGTACGAGCACCAGCAGTGCAGCCACCACGGCACCAGCAGCCTCCAAACCCAAGCGCGCCGGCCGCGCATTGGAGCTGCCGGCCGTTGACCTCACCCGCCTGGAAATCACCATGCGGCCCAAGCACACCCGGGCCACTGGCATCCAGCACAAGTGGGCACCACTGTTCGACCTGCTGGCTGCAAAGCCCATCGAGCAAGACAAGTCCCACGGCCCCACATTGCCCACCATCGAGCTGGGGCCCGAGTACCACGGCGCCCTGCAGCAGGCCGCCCGCGACTGGCAGGCCCGCAACCCAGGCCGCGCCGCGTTTGCAGTGCGCAAGGCGGGTGGGCTGACGCTGGTGCAGCGGGTGGAGTGAGCATGGCCCGCCACTACTGGACGTCGGCCGAGGAGGCCCACCTGCAGCAGCACTACGCCACCCGCCTGACGGTGGATCTGGCAGCAGAGCTTGGCATTCCGGTTTCGCGCATCCTGGCCAAGGCCAACTCCATGGGGCTGCACAAGACCATCGACCTGATCGCAGAAACCGCCCGTGAACGTACCAACCGACCAGGCCATGGTTGCAAGGCCACGCAGTTCCTGCCAGGCATGGTGCCGCACAACAAGGGTACCAAGGGCATTACCGGTCACCAGGCCGGCTGCCGGGCCACGCAGTTCCGGCCCGGCAACAAGCCGCACACCTGGGTTCCGGTGGGCAGCCTGCGCATCTGCGAAGGCCAGCTGCAGCGCAAGGTGAATGATGACAAGGGCCCGTCCAGCCTGCGCTGGCACCCCGTCTCGCGCCTGGTGTGGGAGGCCGCACACGGCCCTGTTCCTGCAGGCAGTGTGGTGGTTTTCAAGCCGGGCATGAAGACCACTGACGTCGACCTGATAACGCTCGACCGGCTGGAGCTGCTGACCCGCAAGCAACTGCTGTTACAGCGCAACGGCGTGCATGCCTACGGCCCAGAAATCGCCCGTGTGCACTACCTGCGGGGCTCCATCAACCGCCGCATCAAGCGCCTGTCAGACCAGGCCGGACAGGCCCACCCCATCGCCAAGGACCATACCCATGAGCAATGACATGACCGCGCTGCGCGACGAGCTGTTCTCCACGCTGCGCGCCCTGAAAGACAAGAGCATCGACCTGGATACCGCGCGCCAGGTCAACGAGGTAGCCAAGACCCTGGTGGATACCGCCAAGGTTGAAGTGGACTACATCCGCGCCGGTGGTGGCGGCGAATCGTCATTCCTGGACACCGCCATCAGCCAGGACAACCTGCCGCCCGGCATCCATACCAGCGTGCTGCACAGACTCAAGGGTTGAGTGATGACCACACATCTGAACGGCTCTCCGGATTACTCCGTGGAAAGCACTGGATGCGCAGTGACCTCGTCCGTGTGGAAACGGTGATGGCACTCCTTGCAGAGCACCAGCAGCAGGGTCATGTTGTCCGGCCCGGGCAGCGTCCTGTGGATGTCCAGTTCGGACGTCTCAAAGACGCCCCTGCAGGAATGACAGCGGCACCCTGCCTTGGCCAGCGTGTCGGTGCGCAGCGCCTGTGGAATGCGGCTCCCGTAGCGCATGTAGACCGGCGCGGGCATCTGGTCGGGCTCGTCTTGAATGCGGCCGAACAGCAGGCGGGCGCGCAGCACCTCGAAGCTGTACCCACGGCCCTGGCGGTTGATGGTCTTGGCGACCCCGTTGAGGGCCTCCGTGTAGGCGTTCGTGATGGGGTGGGCGAAGTAGGCCAGTATCTCAGTGCGCCAGTTCTTCATCATGGTCAGCAGCACCTTGAAGTCCGCCTTCAGGTCAGCCGGCACGGTGGCCGGGAAGGCGTCATAGGCGGCGATGGCCTGTTTCCGAGGCAGGTCGTAGATGCCGAAGAACGCTTCCTTCAGCCGGTGCGCGGCGGCCAGCTCGGGCGTGTTGTCCAGCCACATGTCCACGTTGAACCGCTGCTTCTCGTTGAGCTGGGCGTAGCGCATGTTCAGGAGCGCCTTGGAGCGCAGCCAGTCCCAGCGTTCTCCTGGCTTCTTGAGCTTCTGCAGGCGGATGCGGACTCGCTCCATGCAGTAGCTGGCCGTCCTGACGACGTGGAACTTGTCGATGACCACCGGTGCGCCGGGCAGCAGCTGGTGGGCCACATCACGGTACGGGCGCCACATGTCGATGGCCACACCCATGACCTGGCGCCGCTCCCGGTAGTGGTTCAGCCACGTCGCCAACGTGTCCCGGCTACGGTCGGCCAGCATCTCGATGGGCTTGCGGCTGCCCACGTCGGTGATGACGCAGCGCATCTTCCCGTCGATTTGCGTCTCGTCGATGCCCAGCCAGGTGGGAAGCTGCGGCCGATAGGCCCTGGTCAGCTCATCGATGTGGTCCCCGGCCAGGGTGCGCACGGTCTTGTCATCGCAGCCGATGTGGTTGGCGATGCGCACGAAGGTGTCACGCAGGGACTGCTGCCGGATGTAGGCCGCGCAGCGCTCCGTCATGCGCATCTCGGCATGGATGCCCGCCAGGGGCTGCTGGAAGGTCTCCCCGCAGTCCCGGCACTTGAACCGCTGCACCTTGGCCTTGATGATGGTCGGGCAGCCACGAATGGGGCTGTCGCGGTACATGACCGTGGTGGTGCCGTGCCGATACAGCCGGCCCACGACGCCGCACTTCTGGCAGACGTCGGTCTGGACGGTGTACTCCGCCTCGATGTCGTAGGTGGCCCCGTCGCAGTGCTGGCTCAGCACCTTCCAGCCAGGCAGGTCAAGGATGTCGCTCATCCCACCATTGTGCGGGTGTTGACATGCGCGGATGACTTCGGCCACACTCGGGCAGTCTCTCCTCATGAGAGACCGGGTTTGGAAGCCCGAAGCACCGCTGCAGCGAAAGCCGCAGCCCACCGCACAGGTACTGCGGCTTTTTCGTTCGCGCCCCTTTTTAGGCGGCTCGATGGGAGGGCTCGCGCCCTGCCGGTTCGCGCAAGCGGTGCCCGGTCTTCCAACCCGTCGAGCCGCCGCCATTGTTTGGAAGCTCTGGCGTCGGTTGTTGCAAACCGCACCGCTTGGAGGCCATCCATGGCAACCGCATTCCATGGCTCGGGAGAGCCTGGCGCAACTACGCCCGCAGCGGCGTACATCCACCTCACCACCAACATGCAGGCGTTCTACGCTGGACGCGGCATGTGGCTCGACGGCCAGCCGCGCGGCGTGCTGGCGTCCATGTTGGGCGAACGATGCCCCTGGGCCGGGCAGTACGGCAACGTCAGCTTCTGGGTGACGCCCGAGCAAATCCAGGCCCTGCGCACGGACTTTGCGACCTGCACGGCCCGCTGCGCACTCAGCGGCCAGCAGGCCGGCCAGTTCCTGCGCCGCCTGCGCGAGGCCGAAGCCCGCTCTGGTCTGCCTGTCTTCGCACAGCGCGCCATCGGCGGCAGCCCCTCGCCGCAGGCGCCCGCCCGGGCATCGGCGCTCGCCGCCATGCCCTTCACCCCACTCGTCTGCCCGCCTGCCGGAACCAGGGCTCGCCAAGCCTTCGAGAAGCACGTCTTCGACTGCCTGCGTGATGTCGTCGACTTCCAGCAAACCTCTGCCTACGGAGCCTGAGCCATGAGCAACATCATCATCGCCGCCACGGCGGTCACCATGACCAGCCGCGACATCGCCGAGCTGACCGGGAAGGAGCACAAGCATGTGCTGCGCGACATCCGCGTGATGCTCGCCGAGCTGTCCCTGCCCGAACAGGGGTATGCCCAGAACTGGACCGACCCCCAAAACGGGCAGAGCTACCCGCTGCTGTCGCTGCCCAAGGACCTGACCATCACCCTGGTGTCGGGCTACTCGGTCGCCATGCGGCACCGCATCGTCACCCGGTGGCAGGAGCTGGAAGCGGAGGCCGCCGACCCCGTGAAGGCCCTGAACGACCCCTCCAAGCTGCGCCAGGTCCTGCTGGGCTACACGGAGAAGGTGCTGGCCCTGGAACACCAGGTGGAGGAGCTTGCGCCGAAGGCGGAAGCCCTGGACAGGCTGGAAACGGGCAGCGACGGCAGCTTCTGCCTCACGGACGCGGCCAAGGCCCTCCAGGTCCAGCCCAGGAAGTTCACCGCCCGCCTGCAGCAGATGGGCTGGATATACCGCCGCCCCATGGGCACCGGCTGGCTGGCCTACCAGGACCGCATCACGATGGGCGTGATGGAGCACAAGGTGACCACGGGCGACAAGTCGGACGGCAGCGAGTGGTCTTCCACGCAGGTGCGCGTGACCGCCAAGGGCATGGCACGGCTTGCACTGCTCATAGCCAAAGAGCCGGTTTCAGCATGAAGCCGATTCCACACGAAGTTCCGATTTTTGAAGATGCACAGCAATGTCGCTTCCACACTCCAATCCGAAGAGCCGAGCTAAGGGGCGCCGTCAGGCGTCCCGCTTGAGCGAAGTGTTAGGCCCCAACCAACCGGAGCGAGAAGACGATGGCATGCCCAAAGTGCGGTTGCAAGACCGTGTACCAGTACGACGATGAGGACGAACCGCAGGATGAACGGCTGCAACGCTGCGCAGCCTGCGGTGAAGTGTTTGACCTTGATGACCACACCGACGAGGACGACGATGAAAGCTGATGCACAAACCCACCAAGCCTTGAGCCTGCTTCAGCAGGCGTTCGATGCACTGGAAGCCACGGCCGACAGCGACATTGACACGTTTGAGGACGAGGAAGAAGAAGCCCAAGCCGTGCCCGCGCAGTACGCCTGCCGGAAGATCATGGAAGCGATGGGCCTGCTGCGATGAGCGAAGGACAACTTGCTGCCCTGCTGTGGGGCACCGTCATCCTCTGTGTGCTTTGGAGCATTGACCGATGACCACCGATACCACCAACAGCCCTACCGCGATGCAGGCCGGCATGAGTAACGACGACCTGTTGGCCGCCTGGATGCGCAAGCTGCCAGGCCGAGCGCCGCAAGGTCAAGAACTGTCAGCGTTCGCGCTTGGCGTCGAAGTCGGAGCGGAGCGGTACGCCGAGACGTGGGATGCCCTGCAGTTTGCGGTGAAGAACTATCAGGACATGAGCAGCAAGAAGGACCACGCGACGGCGACCGTCTATCAGTTCCATTACGCGCTGAAGGACGCAGGATGGCACCCTGGCCGAACCGACGACAACCTGTGCGATGTGATCCGCGCAAAAGGCAAGGAGATGCAGGAACTGCGAACACGCCTTGACGATGCTCTTGAAACGCTGCGCATGGTGGACGACAACAACCGCGTGGACGCTGGCGAAGACCGCAAGGCTTGGCGCGGCGACTTCGTTGAGTCTGAGGTGCGGCGGGTTCTTGGGGCCTAACGCAGAGCTAAGCGGACCGCGACGGCCCGCACGAAAGGACGAAGATGGAACAGAGTAGCCGGGCCGTTGTGGGTCCGCTTGAGCGCACAGTTAGGCGTGTAGCCGAAGCGTGGCGCGCGTGGAGACGCCGCCGCTACTGGACGCAAGCCCGACAGGTGGAGCACCTGCGCACGATGCTGCTGGCCGACCACCGATGGCTGGCCGCCGACAAGACCGCCGACGCGCTGACCGAGCGTTACCTGGCCGCGCTGGCGCCCGACTGGTACTCGCGCAGCCACGAGGACACCGCACGGCTTCGCAGCCGACTTGGGCTGGTGCCGCCGAGGGGCTATGACCCAGGACCGGGACCGGAGCCGTGCAAGCACCACGATGAGCCGCGCGGCTGCTACCGCGTGCGTTGCCAGCTAGGGAGAAAGTGTGTTGACGCCTAACGCCATGCTCAACGGACCCTGAAGGCGGCACGCCGTAAGGGGTCCGTTGCAGCAAGAGTTATGCAGCGCCTGGTGGCGCAACACGGGAGATTGAGTATGGCTACAGATATTGAACTGTTGCAAGCCGCAGCCAAGGCTGCTGGACTTGAATGCGAGTGGCACCCCGGATGCGGCGACGCGCTGCACTTGACGGCGCCAGACGCTACGGCGATTTACTGGAACCCGTTGCGCAACGATTCGGACGCTTTCCGCCTTGCGAACACCCTGCGCCTGAGCATTTACCACGCCGAGCTTGCCGTGATTGCCAAGCACAAACAGTATTCCTGGGAGTGGATGGGCGAAGGGGTCAATGAAGACCACGGGGACCGAGATGCGGCTACCCGCCGCGTGATCGTTCGCGCAGCCGCCGCAATGGCTGCATCGCCGGCTGTTGGTGCTGCATAACGCCATTTAGGCCGCACACCCACCACACTCACCCCAGCCTATCGCTCCGCCCTGCATAGCAGCGCAGGCGCGATAGGCAGCCGAAAAGGAAACACCAAATGACTACATGGCACGAAGGTCCGCCACCAAGCGTCGGCTGGTGGCCGGCATCGACATGCCGGAACCCGTCCATACTGCGATGGTATGACGGCATGTGTTGGAGCGTGGCAGTGCACGCGTCGCTCGGCGCTAACACGGCGGGGGTTTTGGCCTCGCGCCGTGCCTACAAGGAATTTGGAATCGAGTGGACCGACCGACCGGCCGACTGGCCGGAAAGGAGCAGGACGTGACCACCCACTGGTACATGCTCAACAACTTCGGCATGGCAACGCTGTGCGCCGATGAGGCAGACGCTCTCCGAGCGGCCGAAGAGTCGGAGTTGATGTGGCCGCACAACGGCCCACACCGCGCCATGCAGCTGATCGACGCCAGTCAGTACCACCGAGACATCCCAGCGCTGCGCAGGCTGTGCAGTGAGCGCGACCAGCTGCGGGCAGAGGTCAAGCGACTGACCGGCGACCTGCGCGAAGGCGACGAACTGCGCGAGCGCCTGGGAGACCTACTGCGCCGCACTGCCATTGCGCTGCGCGGGCCCGAACCCCCGCTGACGCGATGGAGCTGGCACGATGTGCCCGAGCTGGTGCGGGATGTGGTGGCCGAACTCGACAGGAAGCGCGGCCCCATCCGCACCAGCGAGGTCATCGACTGGAAGCTGACCACTGAGCAGATCCAGGCACAGTACCGGGATATGGCTCAGGAGGTTGAGCGCCTACGCGGAATTATCGGATCGGAGATACGTGGCGATACGTTCCACATTCATCCATCCACCCAGCCCGGCGATTTCAATGAGCCGCTGGTGGATCTGCTGACAGGCGAGGTTCACTACCCGCATGTTCCCGGAGCAGGCTTCATGGAGAAAGGATAGCCATGACCGCCGCCCTCATCACCACCGCCGACATCGCCGAGCTGATCGGCGTCAGTCGGCGGCACGTCACCGACCGGCTCACCAAGGACCCCACGTTCCCGGCGCCCACCGTGCGGCTATCACAAAAGCTCGTGCGCTGGGACCGGGACCAGGTGCTCGCGTGGCTCACAGCCGGGCGGCGATCTGCTCCGGCGTCTCCCGGTAGTAGCGCGACAGCAGCATCCGCAAGTCTCGATGCCCGCTGATCCGGGCCAGCGTCATCACATCCACCCGCCGGGCCAGCAGCGTCAGCGCCTCAGCCCGCGAGTCGTGAAAATGCAAGCCCTTGATCAGCAGCGAATCCCGCGCCCGGCGGAACAGCACATCGAGCGAGGCCGACGACACCGGCAACGCGTGGCCGCCCAACTGGCCCAGCAGCCGCACCGCATGCCTGGTCAACGGCACCACCCGCGCTCCCTCACGCTCCACCGTCTTGTGGCTGGTCAGCGTGGCCGTGCGGCGCTGCAGGTCCACCGATGAGGCGTCCAGCTGCAGCACCTCACCGGCCCGCATGGCCGTGCGCAGGGCCAGCAGAAACGCCCAGGCCGTGGCCTCCATCGCCGTGCTGGGCGCCCGGCCCGTGCGGTACCCCAGCCAGCGCACGATGCGCCGCATCTCACGCCACCCGATGCGCCGCTGTCGCGGCAGGCTGTCCGTCGGCAGCTTGATCGCCCGCCACGGCGACTCCAGCGGGCACCACAGCCACTCCTTCGCGGCTACGGTCCACACGTTGCGCAGCAGGTTGATTTCCCGCAGCACGGAGGCCGGCTGCACCGTCTTCAGCCGCGCGTCCCGCCACTCCGCCAGGTCGGACGCAGTGATCTCGTGCAGCACCTTGGCGCACAGCGCCGGGTGATCCCGCCGCAGCCGCGCGAACCGCAGCGACTCCGCCCGCGACCCGCGCTTGTGCTCGCTGACCGCCTCCTCGTATTTCGTCAGCGCCTCGGCCAGCGTGCGCTTCGGCCAGCGCCCGATCCGACCCTCGGAAATCGCCGCCTCTTCGCGCGTCGCCCAGGCCTGTGCGGCCGCCTTGGTCAGAAAGGATTTTGAGTACCGCGGCACCCCCTCGCGCTCAATCTCCGCGCGCCACTTGTCACCCCGCTTGCGGATGTACGCCATCGTCGCCCCCATCCCCGCCTGGCGGGATTGCTGGCGGGCTGCGGGCGGGATGGTATCGCGTCACTCTGCGACAAATCGCGATCCCTGGCGGGATTTCGCGCGCCGCAGAATGCGATAAACACCGCGTCAATACGACGTTTTGAGGTGCTTATTCTGGTGCCGGAGGCCGGCACCACGAACCCAGCAAACATGCGGCTTCCAGCCTGACGGGCGGGATTCTGGCGGGTCGCTTGGGTGACGGATCGCCCGGATTGTGCCTCATCGACACCCAAGAAAAAGGCGCCTCGCGGCGCCTGAAGCGGGTCCCGACACAGGGAGGAAGGCCGGACTACCGACCCGCCCGGCCATGATGCCATCATCTGACCGTGACCGGCACCACCCACCTCAACCGCCCTGTGCCCCCGCCCGGCGGCTGCTACACCTGCGCCCACTTCGGCCGCGAGATCATCCGGCGCGAGTCAGCAGGCGGCACCGTGTGGTGTGCGCGCACCGACAACCCGCACGTTTGCTCCCAGGCCGAGAGGGGCTGCGTGTTTTGGGAGCGCGAGCCCGGGGCGGATGCGCCGCCTACCCCACCAGCGCCGCCTCCGCCGCCCGCCTCTTGACCAGTCCCGGCAGCACGCGCCCACCGCCACGCACCCACTTGGCCAGCTCAGCCGGCACGTCAGCCCACCGGCCGGCGTTGACGTGCCGCCGCAGCGTGCTGGCGCGTAGGTTGCCCACGCCGCAGTTGTACGCAAAGTCCACCAGCGCGGCCACTCGCCCGGGTGTGTCGGCTGTTGGGCAGAGCTGCAGCGTTTGCGGCAGGTAGGTGCGCACCAGCGTTTCGCGCAGCAGGTGCAGCGCGTGCTCGCGGGTGATGGGCGGGTCGGTCAGCCGCACTGGGGTGCCGTCGATGTAGCGCGTGGAGCCCACGCCGATGGTGGGCACGCCGGCCGGGCACAGGTACGGGCGCAGGTAGACTCCCTCGAAGCGCAGGCACAGGCCGATGACGATGGAAAGGGCCTCGTCCATCATCTCCGGCACCTCATTTGCCGCGCTTGGCCAGGCTGCGGTCGGCGAAGAAGAAGCCGAGGATGGAGCCCACCAGCTCGCGGTCCCAGTCGCCCATCGTCCAGCCCGCGCGGTAGAGCGCCAGTGCCCACAGGCCCAGCGCGATGGATGCAGCGGCGGGCCGCACGGCCTTGACCCACTGGCCCACCACGGAGCTGTCGGCAGGGTCCACCGCCGTGGCCACCGCGCGGCCCCATGCGTCGGCCTCCAGCCGCCCAATGTCCGCCTCGGCCTGCACCACGATGGTCTTGGCGCCCAGCTCGGCCTGCAGGCGCTGTGACTCTAGGTTGCGGGCGTGCTGCGCGGCGTCGGCCTCGGCCTGCAGCTTGAGCCGCTCGATCTCGTGCGCGTGCTCTTGGCGGGCCGTCAGCCACTGGCTGATTTCGCCCCACAGCATGCGAAATGCCGAGCCGCCGAGAAATGAGATGAGGGCGCTGATCATGACCTGTCTCCCAGCGGCGGCCACCCGCTCACCGCATGCACCACCTCGCGCGCCACCGGGTCGTGCAGCACCCGCAGCACCAGCCCGCCGAACGCCACCAGCATGCCGATGTGCACCAGCAGCCAGGCGATCATCAGCGCCCGCCACTCGACAGGCTCCTGCCCCAGCAGCACCAGGGCGCAGCCCAGCAGCCCGATGGCGGTGACGATGAGGCCCAGCTTGATCACCACGCCGTCAGGCACCGTGGGCGCCATGATGAGCCAGCCGAGCACGGCGCACAGCAGCACGCACACGCCTGCGTTGATGATGATGATGGCATCCATGGGGTCACCTCCGGGTCAGCCACGTGTCGGCGATCTTGGCCAGGTCGAGCGCGCGGATGCCGCGCATCACCGCGTCGGCCAGCGAGATGCCAAACAGGCCCAGCACCAGGCCGGCGACGCTGAGCTGCGCGGCGCTCAGGCGCATGGCCTCGGCCAGCGCCGGGCCGCACACGCCAGCCAGCAGCGTGCCGCCGGCCACATTGATGAGCTTGTCCACCCAGCCGGCGCCAGGCGCCCAGCGCAGGCCGACGAGCGCGCCCAGCGCGCCCACGGTGGCGGGGTGGGATGCGATGCGGTGGGGGTCGATGTCAGGGGTGGGCATGTTGTGTGGTCCTTGGCGTCATGGTGTCCGGGCCGCGTTTTTGGGGCGAGTGGGAGGCGGGCTCAGCCCCTCGTCCCATTCGATGTTGCGGGCGCAATGGCCGGCATCGAGCCGGTCGAGCCAGCGGCACAGCACGCAGCCCCAGCGCTGGCCCGCCAGCGCGGCCTTGGCGGCCCGGCTGCTGATGGTCTCGTCCGGGTCGCCGCCCATGAGCGTATTGAGCAGCTGGTCGATGGCCACCAGGATGTTGAGCAGGTAGATGCGGGCCGGGCGCATGGCTCAGACCTCGGCCCAGAGGCGGTATTTCCAGCTGGTGCTGGTGGCGGCGACCAGGGCGCCATCGGACTTGCGCACGGCAGTCCAGCCCAGCGCCGTGATGAATGAGACCTGCGTCGAGCTGGCGGCAGTGATCGCCGGGTAGACGCGGAATGAGCCTACGGCCTCAGCGCCCAGGATCACGGCCCGGTCGCCGACCGAATAGCCCGCATCTGCGGTGGTGCACTCCATGATCACGCCCCACTGACGCGGTGTGGTGCCCAGGCCATGCGTGGCGCTGGTGGATGTACCGGCTGCCGGCAGGTTTTGCGTCCACGCGCTCTCGTACCGACGACGCGGACCGACGTAGTTCCATGCCGCAGAGCCATCGCTCACGAGCCAGAAGCCAGCACCCGGCTGCGAGATGGCGATGCTGGTGAGGCCGGTGGCCTCGCCGTCGGCAATGGTGTCGGTGCCGGCCCTGGAGATGGTGCACACCGCCATGCTGGAGCCGCCGCCCTCGAACTCGATGCCGGTGCCGGGCGGGAAGGCGCTGGCCGATGGCAGCACCAGCGTGGCGGCACTGGTGCCACTCCAGGCCTGCAGCGCACCCAGGTCGCTGGTGGTGAGGGTGGCGCCCGCCGTGCGGCTGGTGATGGCGCGGCGCTGCACACCCATCTGGCGCACGAATGCCGTGCTGGCCGGGCTGGTGCCGTTGTTGGTGACGCCCTGGGTGCTGACGTTGGTCAGAGTGCTGCCGAGCTTCCAGCGGCCCGCATCGCTGGCCACGATGATGGTGCTGCCGTTGTCGGTGCTGCTGGTGTCGCTGGCGTCGTACCAGTAGATGCCGCCCAGGCCATCGCCCGCGGTGCTGCCGCCCAGCGTCATGACGGTGCCGGTGGAGCCGGTGGAGCTGCCCGGCTTGGGCACGGCGCGCAGAGCGGTGAGGTTGGTCACCACCAGGGCGACGGCCGAGAAATTGGCATCGAGCTGCGACAGGTCGGGCGTGGTGTCGCTGCCGAACAAATTAAAGGGCATGGTCGGTCCTCGTCAGGCCGGTGCGGCCGGCCAGGTGATGTCGGTGGGCCAGCCGGGCTGGCTGGGCAGGTCGCGCAGCGCATCGCGGTAGCTGCGCCAGGTGGCGGGCACGTCTTCGCCACGCTCGGCGGATCGGCTGACGATCCAGTCGCTGGAGGCCAGCAGCGCACCGCGGCGGGACCGGGCAGCCTGCTCCACTGCGGCCGCGCTGGCCACAGGCTCCCAGCGCTGGCGGGCCTCGGACCAGGTCCAGTCGGTGGCGTCATCGGCCGGCGGCGGGTCGCGGCGGACGATGAGTGCACCGGTGCCGGTGTCGATCTGCACCGCCAGCGGGTCGTGCTCGCCCCGGATGGCAAAGCAGCCATCGGGCGTGTTGACCAGCAGGGCCCGTTCGGGGCCGCTGTAGCGCCGGCCGATGAACAGGCCGGTTCGGGCGTCTGCAAAGCTCCAGGTGCTCATCGCTTCACAGCCTCCACGCGCATTTCCAGCGCGTTGACGATGGTGGACACGGCAGAGGCGAGCTTTTGCGCCTGCAGCACCACGGTGTAGGTCACGCCGGCCAACGTGGCGAAGCGCTGGCTGCGCGACAGCGTGGCGTAGGCGTTGACGCCGAAGCCCACCTGCTGCTGGGTCACGTAGGTGCGCAGCGTGCCCTGCTGCACGCCGTTGACGGTGATGCGCGTCGACAGGGCTGACCAGTCGTCCACACCCGGCACGCCGCTGGCGGGCGTGAGCACCGCCACGTCGCCGGAGCAGGTAACGATGGCCTCGCCGTCGGACGCGGCCGTGAACACCAGCTGCGCCACGGTGGAGAAGCTGCCGGTTGGCGTGCCGAACAGGCCGGTGACCGCGACGACAGAGACCGTGGTGGAATAGACGTCGGTCACGGCGCCATCGGCGATGGCCTGGGTGTCGACCAGGTAGCCGAGCTTCGGCCCGATCCAGCGGGCCGGCGCACCGCTGGCGGTGTTCCAGGGGCCGAGCAGGCCGCCGGCGGTGTGCCACACGGCCTCGGGCTGCAGCGTGCCGTCGGCGTTGATCTGCACCAGCATCGATGAGGCGGTGAGGCTCTCGGCACCCACGCCGTCGACATGCTTGAGCAGCAGCATGTAGCTGCCCGCCGCGGGCCAGGGCCACAGCCACGACGAGCCCGGCCCGGACCACAGGCGAGAGGCGGTGGACCAGGTGTCGCCGGCCCGCACCTCGACGTCGTACGGGGCCTGTGGTGTCCATTGCAGCTGGGCGCCGCCGACCTGGGGCGTGATCTGGTAGCCGGAGACGTTGGGCAGCACCACGTCGGCGCCGCCGGCGGCGATCACGGCATCGTCGCGGGCGAGGCCTTCGATGTTGAGGCTGTACTGGGTTTTCCAGGTGCCCTGGGTGTCGATGGCCCAGTCCTTGAGGTAGCCCAGCACGCCGAGAGACTCGTAGGCGTCCACCAGGCTCCAGTAGGTCACCCTGGATCGCAGGCTGGCCAGCACATCGGCCACGCGCTGCACGTCGCTGGAGGCGATGATCAGCTGACCCTGGAGCTTGCGCGAGTAGTTGCGCCGGGTGATGCTGGCCACGCCGAATGCATCGACGGACTTGACCGAAAAATCGGTGATGCCCACCTGCACCCCGGGTATGGCTTCGCCCAGGTCGATCCAGGCGCCCACGGTGAGGTGGCTGATCTGCAGCGTGCCGGTGCCGGTGAGCGTGACGGTGGTGTTCGTGCCCGATGCGATCGACAGGCCGGTGATGACCACGGTGGACGAGACGGATGGCGACACCGGCGCCGGCACGCTGACCGTTTTGACCAGCGTGGCGCCGTCGTAGACCTGCACCGTGGTGCCGATGACCCCCAGCAGCACCACCCCCGTGACCAGCATGCCGGCGGCAATGACCACGCTGATGGGCGAGGCCCCGCTGCTGCTGCTGGCCGGGCCATCATCGAACATGGCCCAGCGGTTGGTGGGCGCGACGTCGAGCCAGTTGTCCGGGTCGGATTCCGGGGTGGCACTGGTGGTGCCGGGCACCTTGCGCTCGTAGATGCGGTGCGTGGTGGTGCGGATGGCGCGCTGGCCTACCGGGTAGGCAGTGGCGGCCGACCAGACGGTGTAGTCGGCCTCGGCCAGCGTGCTGCTGACGAAGGTGCCCGCGGCGACTGTGACGGGGTTGAGGACCTGGGCCATGCTGCGCTACCCGTCAGCCGATGGCCAGGCTCTGCAGCCGGATGCTGCCGCGCACCAGGCCCTTGTGCAGCGCGAGCGACCAGTCCACCGGCCAGCCGTAGAGCAGCGAGGCGCCGAGCGGCTGGTAGCCCATCCAGATGGCGGGCGTGCTGCGCAGGGCAGCCAGCGTGCGCACCAGGCTGTCGAGACCGGAGGGCAGCAGCGTGACCTGGGCATCGATGGTGCGGGCAAAGCCGCGCTGCACGATATCGATGTTGCCGTAGTCGTCGATCGTGCGGCCGGAGTAGTCGATGAGGCCCAGGCGGGGCTTTGCTTCGGTGTCGCCGGCATAGATGAGCGTGCCCACGGCGCACAGACCAATGCCGAGCGTGCCGGTGCCGGTGAGGCTGATCTGCAGCGTGCTGGCTGCCGCCGCCAGGCCGGTGATGACCACGGTGGAGCCCAGCGCAGCCACGGCCGGCGCTGGCACGCTGACGGTGCGCACCAGCGTGCCCCCCACGCTGATTTGCACCTGCGTGCCGGTAACACCCAGCAGCACGATGTCGTTGTAGGCCGCCGGCATGGCCAGCTGTACGGTGAGAGGTGAGCTGCCGGTGGTCCAGGTGCCCACGGCGCCGTCAAACATGGCCCAGCGGTTCGTCGGGCCGATGTTGAGCCAGTTGACGGGGTCGCTCTCCGGCGCCGTGCTGGTGGTGCCGGGAACGAGCCGCTCGAAGATGCGGTGCACGCCCGTCGTGCGGATGACGCGGTTTCCCACGCTATAGGCGGTGGGGGGCGACCAGGCGGTGTAGTCGGCCTCGGCGACGGTGCTGGAGCTCAGGACCGCGTCGCTGATGGCGTAGGGCAGCATGGCGTGCACGGCAGCCCTCAGCTGGCAATGCGCATGCGCAGGGCGTCGCCGTCCGGCGAGACCCCCTCGAGTACACGCACGACGCGGTCCATGCGGGCGGTGAGGCCGCCGCTCATCGAGGTTTGGCCCTGCTGCATGGACTCCACCGCCTGGCGCAGCGCACGCAGCTCGGTCAGCATGTCGGCCTGCGACTGGCTGTTGCCATTGCCCACCGACGTGGCCGAGGTGGTGGCGGTGTCGATCACCGTGGAGGTGACGGCACTGCCGCCGGCGCCGCCGCCGCGCACCAGGTCGAGCGTGGCCTGCAGGCTGTTGGCCAGGGCGGCCTGCTGGCGGGCCAGGTCGATGCGATTCACCGCCATGCTGGCCATCATGTCGCTGAGATTTTTTGAGACGGTGGGCAGCTGGTTGACCGCATTGGCATCGCCGGCCCGGGCCTGGGCGTTGACAGTGGCGAATTGCGCCTGCAGCTGCGCGTAGGTGGATGCCGCCGTGGTGGAGGCCGACAGGCCGCGCAGGCGGGCGATCTCGTCGGCGATGCCCTGCCCGGCTTGCTGGGCCGCATCGGTGATGTCGGCAAACGCGCTGGCCAGCGGCAGCAGGCTGCCCAGCAAGCGCTGGCCGGCCTCGGTGCTGGTGTCGATGCCCTCGAGCAGCGCGCGAAAACCGGTGCGCGTGCTGGGCATGGCGACGCCGAGCGCCTCGAACTGGTGGCGCAGCTTGCCGGTCTTGATGGCCAGCTGCTCCTGGGCGGTGAAGAAGCCCTCGGTGTAGGACTGGATGCCGTCGCTGAGCGCTGACAGACTGCCAGCACCCTGCAGCATGGCCCGGCTGACTGCAGAGCCCGACAGGCCCAGCAGCTGCAGGCTCAGGCGCACGTCGGTGAGCGCCTGGTAGGTGTCGGCAATGTCCGATGCGCTGCCGGAGAGCGTGGAGATGATGTCGCCGATGCCGCTGAGTGTGGGGACGATGGCGGCCGGGATGCTCACCATGCCGGATGCGACGGTGCGCACGGTGGCCTGCAGGGTGGTTTCTGCGTTGACGATGCTTTGGCGCACCAGCTCGGTGGCGACATCGCCCTGCTTGTTGGCCAGGTCCTGCAGGCTGACCATGCCCACGCCAAGGCGTTGCAGAGCCAGCGAGGCCTGCTCGGTGCCGCTGGCCACGCGGGTGACGGTTTCCAGGTAGCCCTCACCCACATGCTGGAAAGCCTCGAAGCCACCCAGCGCAGCAGTGGCGATCTTGTCGCCGATGGCGCTGAACACTGCAGAGAGATTGGCTGAGCTGAGGTCGCTGATCTTGCCGATGTCGACGACGAAGCTCGACAGGCTGGCTTTGACCTGGTCGAGTGATGCGCCCAGCGGCACGGCAGCGGAGGCTACGGCACCAGCAAAGCCGCTCAGGATGAGCGTGAGGTTGCGCTTGACCTCAGCATCTGCATCTGCCAGCTGGGTGCTGGTGGTGGTGCTGACAGTGGCCCAGAACAGCTTGTGCTTTTCCTCGATATCAGCGAAATACTGCGCCGCAAAGCCGGACTGCGCGATGCTGCCGAGCGTTTGCGGTGCACCCGTGATGCCCTGCGCGACGACGGAGGTGGATGAGCCGAAGCCGTTGCTGATGCCGCGGCCCAGCGCATTGTTGAGGTTGCCCATCAGGCCACGCAGGTAGGGTGTGATCGTGAAGTTGCGCTCCCAGCTGCGGGCGATGATGGCTGCAGTGCGCTCGCCGACGGTGATGCTGCTCCCCAAGTTGACACCGTTGGTGGCCATGGACACACCGCCGGACTGTGCGATGAGGGTGGCGAGCGCGCCGATGTTGGCCTCGATGCTTTGCAGGGCCGACAGCATCTGCGCGCTGTAGCGCATGGTCATGGTGTCCACGCTCTTGAGCTGCTCGATGCTGTTGCCCAGCGACTTGCTCTGCGCGCCGCTGTCTCCCAGCACGGTGCCGGTGCCAGTGTTCGGTGCGGCAAATGCCACACCGCCACCCTTGTTGGAATTGCCCAGTACGGCTGCGATGGCGGCGGCGGCTGCTGCCATGCCCCAGGGGCCAAGAGCGGACATGAACGACATGAACACGCCCGGCACCTTGGCTGTGTTGCGAGCGTTTTCTCCAGCAACCACCGCTCCTGTCTCCACCGCCTGTCCAGTCATCACAGCGATGGACTGCAGGATGGTGCTGCCGACCTTCGCGATGGTCTCTTCGCTGATCAGACCCATCTTGACCGCGGAATTCTTGATGGCCATGGCCAGCTCGTAGGTGCGGAACGCCTTTTCTGCGGTGCTCAGCACCTTGTAGCCGGCGCTGCCGCGGTCGAAGAACCCTTTGGCCGCACCGGCCAGCGTGCCATAGGCATTGGCCTGGCGCATGGTTTCGGCGGCGGCCAGCTGGGCGCGCTGCTCGTCGGTGAGGCCTTCGGCCGCCTTGGCCTGCGCGAAATCGCGCTGCAGCTGGGCCAGGGAGGCGAAGCCGCGCACGAAGGCGCTCATGGACTGGCTGGCGCGGTCGAAGCCGTCGGCGATCTGGGCGCCGGGGTTGAGCGACTCGTTGATGAGCCGGTTGGCCAGGTCGCGGCCGGGCTGCAGGCGGATGTTGTCGGCGGCGTCTGAAGCGCTGGACTTGATGCCGTTGAGCTGCGTTTGCTGGCTGCCAGCCATGTCCCGCAGGGAGGCGGCCTGGGCGCCCTGGCCGGCCTCTTCAGCCGCAGCGGCCATGCCGCGCAGCATGTCGATGTTGTTCTGCAGGTCGCGGGTGATGTTGCCGGCCTGCCGCTCGATGGCCTGGGCGCTGATTTCGGCCTCGGCCCGGGCCCGGGCCAGCGGGTCGGTGATGAGCGAGGCCATGGCGCGGGCGTTCTGGTCGGCGTAGGCCTGCGTTTGCTGGTGCGCCTGCATCCACAGGCTGGCGTACTGGGTGGCCAGGGCGCGGGCCTCTTCGATGGCGCGGGCATCGTCACCAGCCTGCTCGGCGATCGGCAGGCGCGCAAGGTCTGCACGCACCTTGTCCAGCTGGGCCTTCATTTCGACCAGCTTGGCTTGTTGCTGCTTCAGTGCAGCTGGAGACTGGCCAACATCGCGGCCGCGCTCGATGGCGATCTCATCGGCGATCTCACGAGCTCGATTGATCAGCGAGTGCCGCTCGATGGCGGATCGCTGCTGCTCGAATTCGGCCATGGAGATGAGGCCCGCAGAATGCATGGCCTGCAGGCGGGCCTGCTCATCTTCCACCAGCGAGGTGCGCGCCTGGCTGTTGGCCTTGGCATTGGCCAGGGCGAGCGAGGCATTGGCCTCGGCGAGCTGGCGGGCCCGGTCCTCGGCCTCAATGCCCTTGCGGTTGGCGTCAGCCACGTCGGCGGCCTTGGCATCGGCCGCACTTTGCATGCGGATCTGCTCTTGCAGGGTGTCGCGGGCTGCCCGCAGGGCAGCGGCTTCAGCATCGAAGGTGCTTTGCCGCTTGCCGGCGTTGCGGCCGACGGTGCGTGACTGCTCCAGCTCGGCGAGCTTCTTGTCGACGTCGGCCAGCTGCTCCTTGAGCGACTTGTCGCGGCCGACGTTGAGCATGGCATTCCAGGCCTTCGCGGCACTTTCAGAGACGATGCGCCACGCCTTTTGCAGTGACCCAAGCTGCTGCTCCAACTGAGGCGCACGCGATGATGTGGCCTCAAAGTAGGCCTCCTGCGCCACGCGTGCAGCCGCGGCTGTGTTGCCCTGTTCCTGCAGCGCCTTGATCTGCCGGTACATCGAGGCGGTGAGGTAATTCATCGATTCGTTGAAGGACTTCGATGCTGTGACCGGATCACGTCCGAGAGCATCGAAGGCCTTGACGGTTTCATCGGCTGCTGGTCCGCCGGCTCGCTCCATCTGGATGGCGGCCTTGGTGAAACGCTCCAGGTCGGCGGCGACTACCCTGCCCGTCCCGGCCATGGTGGCCAGCACCTCGGCGGCCTTGCCCTGCGTGCCGGTGACGGCGCTGATGGCCCGCGCCATATCGGACAGCGCGCCGGCGTTGGTGCCGGCGGCGTTGCCGCTCATGATGAGGGCGCGGTTGTAGGCATCAGCCTCGGCCTTGCCCTGCTGCCAGGCCAGCAGCAGCGTGCCGGCCGCGGTGGCAGCCAGCGTGAAGGGGTTGACGAGTGCAACCACCTGACTGGCCACGGCAGTCAGCGCGGGGCGGATGCCGCCAAAAATGTCTTTGAGCTGGCCGCCCTGCTGCATGAGCACCATGAAGGGGCTCTGCCCGGTGGCCAGGCCGGTGACGATGTCGGTCATCTGCGCTGGCAGCATGCGCATGGCATTGGCCGTTTCGCGGGCCGAGCGCTGCACCGATGCGGCGGCTTTGTCGATAGGTGCTGCCATGTTGCCCAGCGAGCCGAATGCGCCGCTCATGGAGCGGTAGTACTCGGACGCGGTGCGCGAGGCGTTGGATGCGGCCTGGTCGAAGCGGCCAAAGGCGCGGTTGACTGCATCGACCTGCTGCACGCTGGCAGAGGCCCCGTCGACAGCCAGGCGGACGCGCACGTCTTGGGTCATGGGCTTGGTACCGGGTTACTTTTTGCGCTCGGCGAAGACTTCGAGCGCGGCGCGCTCCATGGCTTGCAGGTGCTCGAACGTCTCTCGGCGCCGGCGGGGCGGCACGGTGGAGTGATCGAGCACGGACCAGACGGCGGCGTAGTCGAGCCCGATGGCTGCACCATCGAGCCCCACGCGGCGCCACTGGGTTTGCAGGCCGCACCAGAGCTGCCAGGTGCGGGCGTTGCAGGGCCAGAGGTGCCAGGGCGGATCAGCCGGCGCGGCACGCAGCTCGCCTTCGGGGCGCAGGCCCATCTGGGCGAGGACGCGGGCCGTGTGGGCGGCTTCGTCGTCGACAGAGGCTGCTTCGGTGTCCGGTGCACGAGCGAATTCCCCGCGGGCGGACAGCCGGGCAGCCTCGGCTAGTTTTTTGCCCGGCCCGCCGCCGTGTCGCCGATCTGCAGGGCCTGGACGTAGGCGGCGAGCACCGTGGCCTCCATGCCGACCACACCCACCAACAGCGCATCGAGCGCGTCGGGGCTGTAGTCGGCCGGCTGGCCGGTGGCGTCATCCACCACCAGGCGCTGGCCGCGCCAGCCCTTGACGTGCTCCTGCAGGAAATCGCGGGTGATGATTTCACTGCCGTCTGCGAACACGTTGCGGTACTCGGCGGCGTCGATGCGGTCGGCCTGCATGTGGAAGCTGAACGGGACCAGGGCGTCCGCGCTGCGCACGGAGCCCTTGACCTGAAACTCCAGCACGTCGGCGACGGTGAGCTTGAATGCCATGTGTCAGCCCCTCGTCACAGCTGCACGAAGCGGAATTCGTCGTTGCCGGCCGACGATGGCACGAGCTTGCCGTCGAAGCCCAGCAGGCGGATGCCGTTTTCGTCGACCTTCTTGATCGCGGTGCGCTGCAGCGTGGGCGCGAACAGGATGAGCTTGTTGCCGGCCGTGCCGTTGATGGTGAAGCCGAGGCCGGTGGTGTTGTTGGCCAGGATGTCGCTCATGGCGGTGACTTCCTGGGCCGCGGTCAGCTCCAGCTCGAAGCTGCAGCTGGTGTCGCGGTCGGTGAGTTCGGCGCGCTCGCTGGTGAGCGTGGCGATCCAGCTGGTCTTGTTGCCGAAGTCCACCTCGATGCCGTTGGAGCCGAACACGGTGCCGCCGGTGAGCGCGCCGGCCGAGTAGGTGCAGCCCAGCGTGATGTCGACGACGTTGGCCTTGTTCATGGGCAACGGCGGCTTCCAGCCGGTGAGCGTGATGGCCGGCAGCGCCACCGCAGTGACTGCGCTGTAGGTGCCGATGAACTCGAACGAGAACTTGGGCACCTCGCCTTGCTTGGCGCTGAACTTGGCATTGCCGACGGCGCCGATGAGCTTGTGCAGCGCGCCGTCGTCGTACAGATAGATGGTGAGGGTCTTGAGGCTGGAGCTGACCGGCGTGTGCTCGATGCGCGTGGGCGTGGTGAGCGAGGCCTGGGCAGTGCCGCAGCCCTGCAGCAGCGCACCCCACAGGGCCGATGTGCCCGCCGTGCCGGAGCCGGAGGCCTCGACATCGAAGGTGACCTTGGCCGAGTAGGTGGCGACGAGCGACAGGCTGCCGCCAAAAAATGGCTGCAGCAGGTTGCGGTCGGCGTAGTTGACGTCGATGGGCGTGATGTTGACGCCCTTGATCATGAGCATGCCGTCGGTGGCGGCGGCAGGCGATGCGTCGGTGCCGGCGGTCGTTTCGACCTTGGCCAGCAGGCCCATGTTGGTGATGTAGCGTGGCATGGCGCGTTACTCCGGCTGTTCGGTGTCGGTGACGGTGTTGACGATGGGCGCCGGCTCGACCGGAGCGGGGGTGTCGGTGTTGACCCAGAGGGTCTCGGGCGACCAGGACCAGTTGCCACCGCCCGGCGGGGTATCGGTGGGCTGCTGGTCGGGCGTGGGGGTGGGTGTGGGCATGGCGTTCAGGCGTTTAGGTGGGCGTCCGACGTGCGGTGACGGACCACGTACTGAGCAGTGCAGGCACCAATGCGCTCATCGGCCTCTTGCTGATCCCAGTCGATGGTCGGGTTCGGATCGACCTGGAAGCCGGCAGCGGATAGTGCGGATGAACCGACGAGGGCTGCATGCCCCGCAGTGATGAGCGGCGCAACCGCCTCATCCGGGTTGAGAGATGCGCCACATCGAGCGACGTACTCGACCGCCAAAATGGTCTGCCAGTCGAGCGGAGCTCCGCGCATGACGATGGTCTGTGCGAGACTGCGTCCCAGGCCGACGACCACGAGCTGCTGCTCACCCTCCGCCATGGCCCTCCGGCGCTGTCGGAGCACCGGACCCGATGACAGAACCGGGTCAGCCGACAGCGATGCCACGACCAGGCCGAGCAGCTGCTGGTGCGCGAACATCAGGGGCGCTCCAGCGACAGCAGCACCTGGCCGATGCCGGGCTGCGGGGCGATATCTGCAACCTGCCAGGGTTCGCCGTCGAGGGTGCAGGCCGCTCCGATGGCCACGGTGCCGGCGGCCTCGGAAAGGTCGGCCGACATGCAGAGGAACAGCTTGCGGCGGGCTCGCACATCGACGCCGCCCACGCTCATTTCCACCGGCTGGTCGCCGAGCATGCCGAACACGCCGATGCCGGAGAACTGCAGCTCGGCATTGGCCAGGCGGCCGAGCACCCAGCTGCCGATGCCAGGCATGGCGGCAGCGAGCGGCGCGGTGGAGATGAGCACGGCGGCGCCCTGGCTCAGACGTTGATCTTGACCTGCACCGAGGTGGTGGAGGCGCCCGCCGCGGCGTACGCCTTGCCGGCGTAGGTGTTGCCCGCCGACGTGAGCGTGATGCGCTTGTTGGTGTTGTCCCAGTAGACCTTCTGTCCCTGACCGATGTTGTCGGTGCTGAGCTTGGCGAGCTGGAAGACGCCTTCGGTGCGCACCACGCCGGCCTTGCCGGAAGCGATGGCGCCGAGCGCGATGCCGATGGTGTCGGTGAGGACCACCACGTCGCCGGAGGCATACGCAGCCCCGGCCGTGATGTCGAAGTGTTCGCCCTCGGCGATGTAGTTGCGGGCCATGGGGGCCTCCTGTGCGATGTGGTTGGGTGCTGGGTGCTTGGGCCCCGGAGGCGCACGGGCCGCCGCCGGAGATCAGGCTGTTCAGGCGCCGGGCTGCTTGTAGGCGCCCCGGAAATCGACGGCGTTGACGCCGTAGTCCAGGCGCACCTTCCAGCTGGAGCCGTCGACGTTCCAGCCCTGGCGCATCTCGAGGTAGGGCACGTCGTTACCGTCGAGGAAATCGACCTCGAGCACCGGCGCATCGGCGGGGCTGGCAAACACGAACCAGGCTGTGCCAGAGAGGCGAGGGGTGTCGACCACATCGCTGTACAGGCCGCGCACGACGTTCGGGCGCTGCAGCTTGTTGGCGGTATCGGGGTCGTACTCGGCGGTGTTGAGGATGCGGAAAGTGCTGCCCAGACTCATGGGGCACAGGACGACGGTGCCGCGCAGGTCGAGGTAGTCGTTGCCGGAAACGTCCATCTGCTGGCTCATGGCCACGCGCACCGCATCCACCGACACGACGGTGGGCGCCGCGCCTGCGCCGGCCAGGTTGTTGTGGCTGGCGTGGAACAAGGCAATGCCGTCAGCCAGCACCGGGTTGGCGGCCAGGAGGGCGTAGACATCGGCCTCGACGGTGCGCTTGGCGGACCGGCCCAGCATGCCGGCCAGGCCAACGAAGGCGCCGAGGTCGTCATTGATGACGGCCTCGCGGCTGACGTTGATGGTGTTGCCCTTGGTGGCGATCGAGACGTTCGCCTTTTCGCCGTCAGGGATCGTCTTGGTCTTGAACTCGCCGAGTTCGTTCTTGGCGTCAAGGTTGCCGAGCGAGCCGATGCGGTAGCGCGGATTGACCCTGAAGTCGCTGACGCTGCCACGGGCGCAGAAGCGGGTCCAGGTGTCGGGCGCAATGGAATAGGACGCCTGCAGCGTCTTGTACATCGCGTTTTCCAGCAGGACCGGGAAGTCGCTGGTGCTTTGCGTGAAGGCGGCTGCGACGACCTGCATCTTGTCCATGCCGGCCGCGTTGACGCCGGCGCGCGACAGGCTGGCACGCGCCAGGTCGAGCAGCGAGTGGCCGCGCATGGGGTTGGTGGCGTCGGCCCGCACGGGCTTTCCGTCGGCACCATGGACAGCCGCGCGGGCCATGATGGACTGCGTGGCGGCGGCGCAGATCTTGTCGCGCTCATCCTCCACGGTGACGATGCGGCCACCGGCGGCGGACGATGCACCCCTGCCCATTTGCGCAAGGATGCGGCGGTTGGCGTCTTCGACGGTGATGGCCACGTCAGCCAGGCAGGCAGCCTGCACGTCGGCCATGCCTTCGTGCAAGGCGAACGGCGCGAAGGCGGCGGTGATATCGCCACGGCGCCGAACTTCGGCTTGCACACCTTCCTGACGGGCAGCGGCGAGGATGGCCGGGTCGGCAGCGGGAGTGGGGTTCGCCGCCGGCGGTTGGGTGTTGGTCGTCATGTTGACGGTCTCCAGGGGTTGAGCGGCAGCGGCCGCAGGGGGAACAGGTTGCGAGGCTTGGGCCTGCATGGGTGCGCGGCCGGCCTGGGCACGCTGAGCAAGGCGTTGCATGGACATGGCCTGGGCAGGCGCGGGGGAGGCCTCGCCGACCTGGGTAGCGAAACCCATGGCCATGGCCTCGTCGGCGGTGTAGTAGTGGTCTTTGCCGTCGGCTAGCAAGGCCAGGATCTCGTCCTTGGTCTTGCCAGAGGCTTCGGCGTAGCTGCTGGCCATGGCGCTGGCCCAGGCGTCGAGCATGTCGGCTGCGTCGCGCAGGGCCTGCGCGTTGCCGTCGACCCACGTCCACGGGGCGTGGATCATGGTCATGCTGTTGGCCGATGCGATGCGCACGTCGCCCGCCATGAAGATGAGCGAGGCGATGGAGGCGGCAACGCCGTCGTTGATGGTGGTGATCTGGGCCGGGTGCTGCTTGAGCGCGTTGTAGATGCCCAGGCCGTCATGCACCGAGCCGCCCATGCTGAGGATGCGCACCGTGATCTCGGAGGCCTGGATGGCCTGGAGGTCAGCCCGGAACTGCGCAGCGGTGATGGGGTCTTCGGACCACCAGTTGGCGCCGATGTCCTGGTAGATCAGGATCTCGGGCGCTGCGGCCACGGCGCCGGCATCGGCAGCGGCGATGGGCGCTTGCTTGATGGAGTACCAGGGCTTGGTGGCGGGTGTCGTCATGGGGTGGCATCGTGCGATGCCGGGTCACTGACACGCCACCCGAGCGTGTCAGTGGAGTGGCTCACCTACCGAGCGACCACGCGCACGTCGACACAGACGACGATGGAGCCGTGGGTGGTGGGCAGCGTGATGCTCAACGGAAGGTCGGCCGCGGCGGGGGCGCCGCCGGCAATTTCCACCTCCACGAAGCGGCCCTGGCGGGGCCGGACAGCGCCTACCTGGACGCCCTCGCCTGCTACCTCGGCCTGGCCGCACAGCAGCTCTCCAGCACGGAGGATGTCCACACAGTCGATGACGTAGCGGCGAGCATCCCCGGGGCGCTTCTGGATGACGGGAGGGCGCTGGCCAGCGGGACGAGCGACAACGTCGGGCTTGATCTGCATGTCAGGTCTCCTCCACGATCACGGTGAACTCATCCTCCAGCCTCGAGGTCTTGCCCCCGATCACGATGTCGGTGAGCAGCGTCCACTTGTAGGTGTTGCCGGTGGTTCCACCCGAGATGTAGAGCTGCACGACGGAGCCGGTGACGGATGAGCTGGCGAGGGTCATGCCGGTGGGTGTCTCGATGGTGGGCGTGATGCTGTCGACGGTGCGGCTGCCGATGACCTTGGCGTAGTCGATGTCGACCGGCAGGATTTCGCGCGGTTGCTTGTTGATGGTGCCGATGATGGACATGGGCGGGCCTCAGGTGATAGGTGTGGTGTCGGCCCGGGCCGGGCTGGCGAAGGCGATCGCATCGCGGGCATATGACAGGGACAGGTGCTGCGGCTGGGTGAGCTGCTGGTCGTGCGATGGCACGGCCAGGCCGGGCGCGGAGCGGGTGCCGGACAGTGACCGGGCCTCGGGTGACAGCACCTTGTCGCGCGATGGCACGACGATGCGGGCCAGGGCCGGGATGTAGATGAGGTGCTGCCCTGTGGCGGCGATGGACAGCGGGCCGAGGCTGACGGCGCAGGCACCCAGCACATCGACCCGGCCAGTGGCTGATGGCACGAGGCTGCCGAGCGTGACGGCGCCCTGCCCGGCCACGCGCACGGCGCCGGCCGACGAGATGCCGATGAGGCCCAGGGTGGTGGCAGATGCGCCGGCATCGGGCAGCACACCGGTGCCGGATGCCGTGACCGCGCCGAGCGTGAGAGACGATGCGCCGCTGATGCTGACGCCGCCGGCAGACACCGACGACACCGCGCCCAGCGTGGCGGACTGGCTGCCAACGACAGAGACCGTGCCGGCCGCGGCGCTGACGAGGGCGCCCAGTGTGTTGCTGGAGGTGCCGGTGATGGGGCCGGTGCCGACGACGCCTGAAGCCGAGGACGTGAGCGACCCGAGGGTGACAGACGATGCCCCCGACACCGACACGGTGCCAGCGCTGACCGGCGCGATGGCGCCCAACGCTTGCGATGCCGCGCCGGCGACGACCGTCGCGCCGGCGGCAGCCACGGTGAGGGGCCCCAGCGTTTGCGCGCTGCTGCCTGCAACGCGCACGGTGCCGGCCGAGCTGCTGGACAGCGCGCCGAGCGACTGGCTGGATGCAGCGACGATGGCGACAGTGCCTGCAGCGCTGGACGTGAGTGCGCCGAGGGCCTGCGATGCCGCGCCCGATGTGGCTACCGTGCCGGCGGCAGAGGTGGTGATGGCCCCCAGCGTGACAGCCGATGTGCCGGTGATGCCGCTGCCGCTGGCAGGCGGGAAGCCGAGGAAGGCGCCCCAGATGGCGCGCTCGGCGGTGTCACTGTCGACGCCGTTGATGACCTGGCGGACGAGGTTGGTCGCGCCGTTGAACCAGGTGCGGAACTGGTAGGCGTAGCCCCGCAGGGCAAGGCCGTCGCCCGCCGACCCCAGGCCCGTGATGAACAGCCGGGCCGGCGCAGAGGTGACGGAGCCGTTGCTGTCGGTAACGGTGACGCGGTACCACTTGCCGCTGTCGGTGGAGGCCAGCGTGGGCGTGACGTAGCTGGCGGAGGTGGCCCCGGAGACGTTGGACCAGGACAGGCCGTCCGTGCTGCTCTGCCACTGGTAGCTCAGCGAGCCTGCACTGGCAGTGGCAGCGACGGTGAAGGTGGCGGTGCCGCCGACTGCGCCGGTCTGTCCCTCCGGCTGGGTGGTGATGAGCGGTGCCACCAAGGCGGCGCGGATGAGCACGGCCACAGACTCGTAGGAGTCAGCGCCGGACCACGACACCGATACCGTCTGCGATCCTGCGGACGTGACCGATGCTTTGCCAACCGAAATGGGCGAGCTGGTGCCGCCCGTGACATCGGAGGCCACCAGCGACATCGCGCCCGAATAGGTCGGCGTCTTGCCCGCAGCACCGTTCTGGTGGAGCAGCAGAGCCATGCCGCCCGTCGCCGCCGCCGAGCCCACCGCGTAGGACAGGCTCGTGAAGCTGAACGCGCCATTGGTCAGGCTGTTCGTCGCTTCGATGGGGCTGGATGCATCCGCCCCAGCAATCTCCATAACGCAGTTGGTATTGGACGATGACCCGTTGCCGAAGGTGGTGACCGTGAAGGGTGTCGTGTTGTTCGACACCTTCGCGTACCAGATTTCGCTGCCACCTGAGCTGACCGCCTTGGTGTAGGTGTGGCCCCGGTTGTCCGTGCAGGTATCGCCCGTGACGACACCCGCTGCGCTGTCCTGCGCAACGAAGATGTAGTTGCCCACGGCCGGCTGAGAGGCCAGCGTCGTGTTGATGGTCTGGTTGCCAGCTCCGAGACCGACAATTGACTGGACGACACTGACTGCCACAGCGTCAGCCCTGCGTCACGACCAGCGATCCCGAGATGTTCGACGCCGTGGTGGTCGATGGAATGAAGACGAGGAAGGGCACCGTGCCGTTGAAAAAGCGCGGGAAGCCGCTGGTCAGGGCGTCGATGGCGTTGCTGGTGTTGGCGTTGGGCAGCTCCAAGGCGGCCAGCACGCGGTAGGCTACCAGGTTCATCGTGCCGCTCACCCAGGAGGCCGACAGCGTGAGCGACTGCACCGAGCGCACGCCCGTGTCACCGGCCTGCAAGCCAATGGGGAAAAACGCCCCCGCAGTCGGGCTGTTGGCCGTGGCGAAGCTGTTGGTGGCCGAGCGGCCCGACGTGCCGGCTGAGTTGGTGTAGGCCACCGTGATCGTCGGCGCGGCCGCACCGGCAGCCGCACTGATCTCCAAGCCCAGGATGACGCCGTCGCCGTTGGTCGTGCCCGCCTTGTCGCGTGCCGGCAACGTGGGCGACGTGATCGTCTGTGCTGTCGTGGACGTGATCGTGAATCCGCCGTTGTGCCACTGGCGGTCGCACAGCAGCAGGGTGCCGGCGATGGTGGCGGCACCCTGCAGGCGGGCGAGGTAGGTGTTGCCGCTGACCGGGTCCGTGAACGGCAACTGCCCGGCGACCTGCGCCGAGGTGCTGGACAGGGTGACGCCGTTCAGCGTGGTGTCAAAGCTGCCCGCGCCAGGGTTGCCGCCCAGGCCCCACAGGGACTGCGGGCGGCCTGCGACCATGGTGGGCGTGATCGCCTTGGCAAACCATGCGGGAGCTACGGCACCGGCCAGGGCCGCATCGAGAGTGGCAATGGCCATTACGCAGCCTCGTCAGGTTGGATGGGGGCGTCGAGGATCTGCAGGGCGCGGCCCGCGGCCAGTAGGCCCACGGCTTCCAGGGCCTGCACGCCGGCTCGCGTCTGGCTGTAGGCCAGGTCAACCGATGAGGCGGCCTCGACATCCCGCAGGTAGGCGCGCAGCAGGGCGGCCTGTTGGCGTTGCGCCATCTGCGCAGTCGGGTCGTCCAGCGAGGCAAGCTCGATGGCCACCTTCTCCGGCGCGGTGAAGCGGTTGCGGAACGACAGCCGCGTCACCTTGCGGGACGGGGGCGGCGCGGGCGGCGCGGGCGGTGCAGCGGACACGACCTCGATGAAGGTGGAGTCGAAGCTGGAGCCCGCGATGGTGACGGTGCCGTCAGCGGCAACGGCTTCCACGACGTAGGCGTCGGGGAAGGCCGTGCTGAAGGGCACCAGCACGCGGACGGTGTCGCCGACGTTGGCCATGGCGTCAGGCGTTGGGCGCGGTGAGCGTGTGGCTGGTGATGGTGACCGTCTGCGCGCTGGCGATGCTGGTGTTGTCCAGCGTGAGCGCACCGCCGCCACCGGTGGCGGTGACGTCGCCCTGCTCGTGGCAGGTGGTGCCGGCGTTGTCGACGATGCGGTAGTAGCCGGCAGTGCCCGCAGCCAGGCCGGTGCTCTGCCAGGTGCCGGAGAGCGCCTTGCTGCCGGACGAGGCGGCGGAGGACCAGTCGGCCGGCAGCGTCATTTCGATGAGCTTGGTGCCGGTGGACGCCGCGGCGCAGTTGGCGGGCAGCGAGCCGGTGAATATCTGCAGCTTGGGCTGGGCCGCGGTGCCGCTGATGGAGCCGCCCGCGCCGGTGCCGGCGGCCAGGGTCTGGCCGTTGTAGGAGACCTCGATGGCTTCGAGGAGGTTGTTGCGGGCGGCAACAGAGAGCTGGAGGGTGGCCATGGGTCAGGGTCCAGTGGTGGATGGTGATGGCACGCCGCCGTCGTTCATGGCGGCTGCGGCTTGGGCATGCACGAGGGCGGCGTCGCTGTCGAAGGACACGCCGGCATCGGTGACCTTGCGGCGCCATTCCTTGACCTGCTCGAGCAGGGCGTCGGGCACCTGGCCGCGGCGGCGGATGACTTCGACCTCGCTGGCGAAGCCGGCGCGCACGAGGGTGAGCCAGGCCAGGGCTTCCTTGGCCGGGTCGATCCACGGCATGCTGGGGGCGACGTAGAGCACGTCGTTGTCGGTGCCCGGCTTCACGTCGCGCGGCCTACTGGCGACGCCGCTGAGGTGGGCGACAGCGATGAAGTCTTCGACCACGGGGGCGACTGTCTGGCCGACAAAGTCGTCGGTGAGGCAGGCGTAGTGCACGAACTGCTCGACCAGCTCTTGGCGCTGGGAGCTGTAGGTGCCGTCGTAGTTGCGGCTGACGCTGCTGTAGCTGGCGTTGATGCCGGCCGCGAAGGCACGCAGCTGGCCATTGCGAAAGGTGACGAGGTTGGGGTTGGGGCGCTTGCTGTCGATGAGGCCGATTTCTTCGCCCACGGCGAGCGTGTCGATGATGACGCCGGGCTGCAGGGCGATGTCACGCGCGACGGGCTTGCCGGTGGCCGGGTCGATGGTGGGGACGTAGCCCTCATCCACCGGCGCCTGGCGCTTGACGTAGGCAGTGAGCATGGCGGCGACCTTGGCGGCGATGCGCTCGCTCTCCTCATAGTCCTTGATGTCACCGATGCGCTGGATGACGGACGCGAAGCGGGTGATGCCGCGGAGCTGGCCAATGCGGCTGCGCTCGGCCAGGTGGAGCATGCGGTCGGCCGGGATGCGCTTCATGTCGGCCGTGCTGGGCAGCGACGTGCCCTCGCCGGGGTGCGTGCGGTACACCCAGTAGGCAACCGCGCGGTTCCAGGCGTTGACCTCGATGGCCTGGCGGATGCTCTTGGTGGCATCAGTGAACTCGACGGGGACGAAGTCGGGCTCGAGCAGCTCCAGGCTGTAGGGCACGCGGGTGCCGTGGTCGAGGTAGTCGACCTGGCCGCGCAGGCGCTGGGAGAAGGCCTCGCCGTCGCGGTACCAGGTGCGGGCGAGCAGGCGCTGGCATTGCGGCCAGGTGTGGCGCCAGGTGACCTCTGGGCGGCGCTGCCAGTCGCGCCAGGCTTCGGCCAGGGCGGCGGCGTATTCGGTGTGGATGGTGCCGTCGGCCCGGCGGGGCTGGAATTCCACGCCGATGCCCTGCGGGCCGATGGTGTTGTTGACCAGGACGTTGAGCGCGCCGACGACGAGGTCGTGGTTGCGGTCGAGGTGGCGCATCTGCGTGCGCAGCGCGATGGCGCCCTGGTCGGCCAGGAGGTTGGGGCCGCGGCGATCACGGTGGAACTTGCGCTGGTGGTCGGGCTTGGCGGCCTCGTAGTAGGCGAGCGCGGTGCGGGCCTGGGCGCGGCGCAGCGCCCGCTCGGGGCTGATCTGGGCGATGAGGCGGTCGAGCGGGTGCATGGGCGTCAGTACCCGTCCATGCGCGCGACGCCAAAGCCCAGGCCACCGATGCGGGGCGCCCCGCTGGACTGAGCCTGCTCAGCGGCCAGCTTGCGCTCAAGCTTGGCGATGCCGGCCTGGATGGTGGCGAGGTCAGCGCCCTTCCAGAGCTGCTGGGCGCCGGTGCCGCCGAGGTCTACGCGGACCTCCTGGCCTTGCAGGACGGCCAGCTCAGCGGCGCGGTAGGCAGCCAGCAGGTCGGCGGTGGTTGGTGTCGTGGCCATAGGCCCGCATCGTGCGAGCCGGTGGCACTGACACGCCACCCGAGCGTGTCAGTGAAAGTCAGTCTCTAGGGCGCCGACAGGCTGTAGTCCTTGTGCACGACACCAGCCGCACGGCTACCGACTGCATGGCTTTGCACCCATACGGTCTTGCCATCCGAATACTGTCGGAAATGGCCGCGCCGGAGGTGTACCCGCGGACTTGCTCGCGTGCCGCTTGCCGGCGATCCAGCGCCACCCACCGGGGTGTCTCCCTTCAAATGGAGCGTCCAAGACGAAAACAAGGGCGACTTGCCTCGTCGCATTCGCGCCCTCTGTAGACGCGGATCCGGATGGCGCACCCGGCGTTTGACGTTTTCGCAGTTCAGCACCGACAGGAAGCACTGAACCATACCGACGGCCCCGGCGAGCATCTCAACTTGGGCCGTCCTGCTCGCCGAGTCAAACGAGGTGGCCTTGAGGTATTTGCCGGGCTCAATGGTGTCACCTCGCATGGCCCCACGGATAGCCCATTGGCCATAGATGCGCGTGAACACCCAGAGCTGCACCTCTGAACTAGGCGCCTCTTGATGAGCCAGCACTCCGAGCAAAATTGGAGCCATGCCAGCAAACTCGAAGACCGACTCAAACCAGCAAGTCGGGAACGGAAGGCGACAAAGCTCGCCGACGGCCTGAAAGTCCGTCCAATCGTCATAGTCACCGGTCAGAAACGCCATCGCGTTTCCAGCGATTCTGACGAAGTCGTTGTACGCAGCCTTCGCCCCTGCAGCACCGTAGTTGTGCAAAAACTCGACTTCCATGATCTCGCGTAGATGATTCATCGCTTGGTCCTCCAAAAACTCATCTCCAGACGGCAGCACCGGTGCGCAGCCCTCGCAACACGCGGTAGACCGTGCGGGTGCTGACGCCATGCGCCGCCGCGATGGCGGCGACCTCTGCCGCCGGGGCGAGGCCGCCGGGCTGGAGGGCCTCGGCGCTGAGCCGGTGGCGGAGGCTGCCTTCGATGGCTTCGTGGTTGGTGAGGCCGGCGCGCCGGTCGACGACAGGGATGTAGAGCTTGTCGCCAGCGAACTCGTCAATGAGCCCATCGACCACCTCTGACGCGACCGAGAGCGCAGCCTGGTCGGTCTCGCAGACGCGGCGGCGCAGGATGCGCATGACGATGCGGGTGAGGCGGCTGCACTGGTCGGCCTGGATGGCGGGGGTGACGCCGTGTGCGAGCGGGGCGGGGACGGCAGCAGTCACAGACGAGAGCTCCATTCGGAGGAGGCCATGGCGGAGGGGCGCGCCGGCGGCGGCCTGACGATGAGGGGTGGACGGGTGGGCTCAGGTGGTGGGTCGTGCGGCGCGGCGGCAGTCTCGTCGGCCGCGATTGCCGGCAGGATCAGCGGATGCTGGCCAGTGGCCGGTGAGCTGAACAGGTCGGGCAGCAGCGCCGATTCCCAGCGCTCCCAGGTGGCGGCGGTCTGCGTGTGCAGGCCGAGCACCTGGGACAGGAACAGGACGATGACGGTGCAGTCGAGCGCCTCGTTGCGGTGGCCGGCGGGGCAGATCCAGCGCTCTTCCCACCCACGGGCGGTACGCACGCGGATGCGGTGCTCGGCGCTGAGCTGCCCGAACCATTCGGGCGGCAGGTGGCGGTTGAGGTGAACGTAGCCGGGTCCGTGTTGGCGGACCTTGTCGAGCCGGCCGTGCAGCAGGTCTTTGGCGGTGTCGACGCAGATGCGCCAGAGCTTGATGCCGCGTTTGAGGGTGCGGCCACGGGCGTTCACGTCCACCATGGACGGCTTCATCTTGATGGGCGCGCCGAGGGCGGGGTCGCCCTTGCAGGCGTAGATAGGCAGGTGGGGCCGCTCGCGGACGTAGTTGTAGGCCTGGTGGGTCCAGTTGCTGCCTCCGGTGTCGATGCCGACGGCGTCGATGGGCATGCGCGCGCCGTGGACGTGCTGGTAGACGGTGGCGATGAGGGGGTCGAGCTTGGCGGCCCAGTCGGCCTGGCTGGCGGGGTTGCCGTAGACGACGCGGTGGTCGATGGGCCACATTTCCTCGCCACGGCCCATGGCCCAGACGGTGGCCTCCCAGCGGTCGGCCTGGGTGTCGATGCCCATGAGGATCTTGCAGGCGCCGGCGGGGACGGTGAGCAGGGGCACGTCGGTGTCGAGCTTGGCGCGGGCCTGGAGGACGGTGGCGTCGGTGTGCTCGTACTCTTCCTCCCACACCTGGGCCAACGTTTCGTTGACGAAGCCTTGCATGGGGGCGCTGTCGCCGCCCTTCTGCGCAATGCGCGCCTCGAGGAACTCGCGGACGATGTCGGCCCAGGTACGCTGGGGGCTGTAGGCGGTCCAGACGTCGTCGAAGGCGACGTGGCGCGGGGGGCGGCATTCGGCGCCCTGGGCGTCGAGCCAGATCTTGCGGACGTGGTCGTAGCGGTAGCGGTCGAGGTGGTCGACCCAGGCGCCGGCGTCCATGGCGCCGAGGTAGTCGGCCTGGGTGATGGATGCGCGGCAGTGGGGGCAGACGTGGCGGACGGTGGGCGGCGAGGCCTTGGGGTCGCTGCCCGCCCACTTGAATCCGTGGGCGACGTCTTTGCCGCCCCACAGCAGCGGGTGCTCGGCATCGCAGTGCGGGCAGGCGATGCGGTACTGCATGCGTGCATCGGCCACCTTGACGCGGCGTTCGAGGTGGCTGATGCCTTTGACGCGCGGGGTGGAGCCGATGACGATCTTGGGGAACGGCGCGCCCTCCAGCCGGCCCCAGGCACCGGTGAAGGGGTCGATGGTTTTCTCGACGATCTGGTCCATGGCGTCGATCTCGTCGAGGATCGACACGGACAGGGTGATGCGGCGGAAGCTGCGCGCGGCCTTGGCGCCGAGCAGGTGCAGGACGCTGCCGCGGAAGCGCCAGAAGCGGATGGTGTTCTCGTCCCTGCCCTTGCGCACGACGGGCTCGAGGGCCTTGCAGAGCTCGAAGGCGGGGGTTATCTCGGACTTGACGAAGCTGTCGCGGTCGTCGTCGGTGGGCTGCCAGATGCCTTGCTTGCGGCGGCGGTGCGCGGCGTTGTAGGCGGCGAAGGCGACGAGGGTCTTGGTGTAGCCAACGCGCTTGGCCTTCTTGATATCGACCTCTTCGATGCCGTCGTTGCTGAAGGCGTCCATCCAGCCGATCTGGAAGGCCCAGGGCTCCCACAGGCCGCGCTTGTGACTGCTCTCTTCATCCAGCTCGAAGTGCTGGCTGGCCCACTCGCTGAGCGTTTGAGGCGGGTCGGCCTTCAGCGGCTCAAGCCCAGCACGCACGGCCTTCTTGATGGCGGCGCGAGTCTCGCGCGCGGCCTTGAAGATGGCGGCGCGGAGCTGAGGTTCGAGGGGACGGAAGGTGGTCATGCGTCGTCGTCCGCGGGCAGCACGTCGGCGGGCTCGTCTTCAACGGGCTGGTCGGCTTCGTCGAGCAGGTCATCGAGCAGCGACGAGGTCTTGCGAACCATCTCGTTGCGGGCCGAGGCCAGCTCGCGCATGACGGTATCGAAGGCGGGCTGCGGGAGGTCTGGGCACACGCGGCGCAGCGCGGCGGGGATCTGCTCAAAGCGATCAACCACGGCCTGCGCGGCGCTGGACAGGACATCGCCGAGAAGCTCGATGGGGCCATAGGTGCCGAGGGCGACGGCGTTCTTGATGTCCTGGCCGGTGCGCTGCGAGCGGGCGAGCGCGGCGCGCTCTTGCACCAGGTCGAGGCCGGCACCATCGGCCGACAGGCGGCCGGCCGCCTGTTCGCGCAGCCGCTCGCAGTACGCCAGCAGCCAGGCGCCCACGGTGCCGCCGGCCGGCAGTACGCCACCGCTCACCAGGTGGGAGACGGCAGCCTGTGAAATGCCCACCAGCTCACCGAACGCTGCCTGTGTCGGTTGCCCTTCCAGGTCAATGGATGGCATCACATAACCCCCTTCGGAGAGGCCATGAACAGTCGAAGGACGGGGTCCGAATTACCA